CAATAGAGGACAGTATATCACCGAATCCATCCGGCAAAACTGTCTGCAAAGCGGTGCAAGATTACTGCCAGGGCTGCAAATCGGGGATATCAGCGGTGCCTGCTGGCAGAAGGAAACCCATCTGCAAATCAGCTATGCCAACCTGATGGAATGGGTTTACAAGCTCTGCGAACTGGTCGGGGGGACGGCAAATATCCGATTGGTGGAAACGAACCCAAACAGCCGCGTCTTTCAGATGCAGTTCACGCTTTCCGAAGGAACGGACAGAAGCATCTTGCAAGACACCGTTCCGCACGTGGTGTTTTCCGACACCTATAATAACCTGCTGACCTTTTCCTATCACAAAAATTGTGCGGCACAGCAAAATGCCGCTTATACATTTGGTGCGGGAGAGGGAGAGGCACGAAAACAGGTGTTCTGCTCCTCTGATCCAGAGCCGGAACATCTGGAACGCTATGAGGTCTATGTCGATGCCAGAGACCTTTCTGAGGAAACACAGAACGATGCCGGAGAAACCGTTCCCATCCCGGAGAATGAATACCTAAAAATGCTGGAGGAACGGGGACGGGAAAATCTGCTGCCTGTGACAGAATCCAGTGAATCCACCATTGCTGCGTCCAGTTTGCAGTATCAATATCAGAAAGATTACTTTGTCGGAGATTATGTGACCGTCCGGCAGGCTCGATTTGGACTATCACAGGAGCGAATACGGCTGACCGGCATGATTGAAAGTTTCGATCAGAATGGGAGAAACTTGACACCGACATTTTCAGAAGGTTAAACCATGGCAATTTCTTGCGGTTTTTTTGATGCCCGAAATTTGGATCGGGTGTATACAGCAGAAAACTTTACAAATTATTTGTCCAGTCTCATCTGTGACGGCATTCTGGATTCCTATGGGCATTGCTTTGCCATCTCTCCTGTGGGTGGTTTTCAGGTACGAATCGGCACAGGACAGGCATGGATCAAAGGACATTACTTTCGGAATGACACGCCTTATGTGTTGGATTTATCGGAATATGCAGATGAATCGCTCCCCCGCTATGTCATCGTGGGAATTTTCTGTGATACGCAGGAGGCAGTACGGGATTGCCAGTTTATCGTGCGTGCCGGAACCGCTGCAGTCAATCCAGAAATGCCCCGCTTCACCGACAACGATGCCCGCACCCATTTGACGCTCTGTCAGATTCGCCTTGCCGGCGGCTCTTCTGGCATTACGGCATCCAATATCACAGACTGTCGGGCGGATGAGAATCTGTGCGGCTACTGTAAATGTATCCTTGGCAAGTGTAAGGTATCCGAAATTCTCTCCTCGCTTGCCCAGTACAATGCAAAGGTTGCAGAACTGACCAAGAAGATTTCTGACCAGCAATCCCAGATGGCTGACATGCAGGCGAAGCTGGAGGACTTCACCTCTGACATGGTAGCTGCCGGACAGTGCGGAGAGGATGTTTACTACATTCAATACGCAGACGGCAGCCTGCTGCTGCGTGGCACAGGGGCTACCTATGATTATGAGTTAAATGGAAATATTTCTGTTTTTAAAAATAATACAGATATAAAAATGGTTACCATTGGAAGCGGTATTACCCGTATCGGCGACTATCTTTTTTACAAGTGCTACAATATGGCGTCTATTGCACTTCCCTCTACGCTTACGGAAATTGGAGCACATTCCGTTTCGCACTATGATAACAGTATCTATGCGGTACACGGCTTAACGGCACTCACCATTCCGACCAGTGTACGTTCTATAGAAGCGTACGCATTTTCCCATAATGCCATCACAGAACTCTTGATTCCATCCAATGTAACTACGATTGGAGATTATGCATTTTCAAAATGTGTCGCCTTGGAAACCGTCCGCATCGAAAGCAGCCTGATCGGATCCTTTATGTTTACGGGCTGTAATTCCCTCAACAGTTTTACCATTTCTGCAAACTGCAAAACGATCGGGGAAAACGTATTCAGCTATTGTTCCAGTCTGCGTACAATCACCTATGAGGGCAGTCTGGAACAGTGGGCAGCCATCACCAAACCAAACAACTGGATTCAGACAGGTGACCATCAGCACAATGGTTATCTGCAAAAAATTCAGTGCCTTGACGGCTATTTAGAGTACGACAATGAAAACTACATCTGGAACGAGGTGAAAGCATAATGTGGAAGTTTTTGATTCAAAACCAAAAAATTGAGTGTCTGGAGCGGGAGACCATTGCCTCCGACCAGATTGCATTTGTTACCCCGCACTTTCTCTTCGGCGGTGCATGGAAAGAACTGCACAAAGTCGTACAGTTCACCCAGTGCTGTGAGACGTTTCATCTGGTTCTGGGAACAGACGGCACCTCCTGCCTGCTTCCATCTGAGCTGCATGCCGGACCAGTAAAAATGAGTGTGTTCGGGTATGCTCCAAACAATACAGAAGCGTTGCGTGCAACCACTGTCCCGGTTACCTTGCAAATCAAGCCCTCCGGATTTCTATCTGATGGCAGCACCCCTGTTCCGCCCACGCCTGATTTATATGCACAGCTGCTACAAAAGCTGGATGAGAAAGCAGCTTCTCTGGAAAACGGAAAAGACGGTGCTTCTGCCTATGAACTGGCGGTGCAGTCTGGGTTTATTGGAACAGAGGAACAATGGCTTACTTCCCTGCAGGGGGAAAAGGGCGACACGGGAGAGCAAGGTCCGCCCGGTGAGAAAGGCGAAAAAGGCGACACGGGAGCAC